AAGAACACGGTCTGAGTGTTACTAAAAGATAAGAGCGTGCTCATTTGCGAATCTTGGGACGAAAAGGCTGGAGCTACAGGATCGTAATCAATAGAATAAGATGATCCATATTGAAACGAAGTGCTGGAATTAGCGTTTGTAAGAGTAGCTTTAAAATTCATCGAGCCTCGGTAAAAACGAAACCAAGCCCAGAAATTCGGCGGTTGCATAGTAGGGGTACTTGCATAAGGGGGATAAAGGCTAGCGGGACAGAACGTCTGATTAGTAAACGTGGTGAAGTTCACATAGCGATGAGCGTAAGTACGAATGGACATCACAGATTCGCTAGTGACATAGTTCTTTGCCACGTAGTGCTTAGCCTTGATAATTGGAGGAAATTCCGTCTTAAAAGCGCCACGAACATCCCCTTGAGGTTCGGGCGACTCCGGCTCAGAGAGTGAGACCGACGATGGATCAGTCTCTGCAGAAGAATAAGGAACAGCGAAATCAACGTCCTCGGCTGCCGCAACGAACACGGAAAGCTGGATGGTGGTGTCTTCATTAGCTGTATCGAAATCAACAATGTCATTCACGAGTGTGAGCGTTAAGTTCCCAACATTGTCAGATTGTCCATCGGCATAGTACCCATAAGGGGCTTTAGAATACGGTTGATTGGATAAATATGGTACAGTAATCTTTGAAACGGTGTCACCTTTGACATCTATAATTTGCGAGATAACGTCCCCACCGTTGGGATCTTCGGGATCTACCGGATCTCCGGGGTTGGGGTCAAAAGTGAGACGGAAACGCGCAGTAGTGTACGACGAACACGAAAATACAAACATAAACTTCTTTCCACCGCGCCAAAGCAAGAACTGCCGAGCGCAGGCGGAGAACCAGTTGTCGTATCGAGTGCCTCCAGTTGAAGTAGACCACTTAGCAAGGGGAGCCAGTGGATAAGTGGCAATAAGTGTACCAGCTGTAGCTGTGGTTGGAATCTCTCGGACTTCATAAAGTGATGGGGTTTGAGCTAGATGCCGAAAAGAGCGGCACGCTTTGTCATCAACTCCAAAAATAGCCTGTGAGTCAGAAACGTGTGCGGTGGGACTAAGGCTAGTGGGATGGCTAGGATTCACGCCTTTTCCTTGGAACATCGTGTAACTATGATCTGTGAACATTCTGCATGGGGTAGACGTAAGATTAGGCTTGTCTAATCCAAGGTCAAGAGCATCACCAATAGCCGTAATTGCAGGACCAACCACTGGAACCGAACGAAGAGACGCCATAAAGTCAGCAGTGCGGGGTTGGCCTGTAGTGACTCCGTCAATAGCACGAGAGGACTGCTCGCTTTGCGGAGTGATTTCAAC